GAAAACACCCGCTGACATATACGTTGCCCCTGTAATGTATGGTGCCGACAGTATCCATTTTTAGATGCTTTGAAATTACACCTCTGACCATTATTCTTAGTTCCCTTACATGTTGTAATCGTATAAGAATCTGGTATATCTTTTAGAAGTTGATCCAATGGTATGCCATGTTTTTTTGATATTTTCTCGGCAAAGTCATTAACGACAATATTTATACGCTCCTCCAACTCTTCATCCATAAGTTTAACAACTTTCTCATACATGCTCATCATTACTTTGTGTAAGCTCGTAATTTTTAAATAGGTCTTCAACAGATTCTTCCTTTTTCATTCTCATCTCCTTAAGCCTCGCTCTCAAAATGGGTAGAGTGCCAGTCTCATCTAAACCAAGACGTTTACACTCGGCGATGAGTTCATCCTTCTTCATACCACTGAGGGCTGGCTCCCTCACCGGTTTTGGTGGTTTATGTTGATTGATAATTTCCCCAAATATATCCTCTTTCACATTCTCGTATAGTGGATCTAGAAGGTCGCACACAGGGTTCAAGAATTTGTTGAGGAAGTAATAGTGGTAGTCTACCGGTATCTCATTTTCCTCAACGTACTTTGGGTCTTCGGCCTTCTCAAACGCCTTCGCCTTTGGATCCTCTGTTTTAGTAAGAATATAGGGTACCCGATCACCAGATTGTGGCTCCGAACCGGGTCTCCGCTGTCGCATCTTTGTGACCACTTGTACATGTGACTGATTGATGTTGACACTCTCAGGGCTCGTTATGGATACCGCTTTACCACCAACTTTATATGAATCAGAGAGACCTTGACTCAATATAAGTTTCCCATTGGGTATATCACCAGAAAGAAGTTCAATTGCCCTCTCTTTAGCCAACTCCTTGGGTGGTCCGGGATCACTTGAAGTGAGAATCACATCAAGGAGTTCCTTGCATACCTCTCTCATATGGGGTGTGTTATCGCGTCTCACGAGCTGGAGACCCTTTACATCAATGTAATCCATATGCATCTTGTCGTCTTTACCCTTTGTCCAGAGTTTCGCAGCATAACGCTTCTTTGAGTAGAGGAAATACGGCCAATATACCTTCTCCAACTCAAGATTATTAGGCTTCTTGAAGAGAGCCGAACACTCCTCTGCAGCTCTCTCACCCACCTCCCAACTATACGCGACGGCTTCCTCACCTGTACGACCCCCAACATCAAATTCAACCATGACTGAATCTGTATCTCCGTACCTCACTTTGGCACCTGGAAAGTTTGCCTCTACATACGTCTTAGTATCCTCAATCATACTACGACCCTTGGAAGTTGTTGTAGAAGCGATGGGTACACACGGTAAGATACCTTTACCCGCACCCGTGAAACCATACACAGAGTTCATAGAAATTTTATACGCCAGCTGTTTTCCATTATATACTTCCTTCATAAAACCAGTAGCAGATGCCATATCCCTCTTAGCCTGTTTTCGGAATTGCTTTAGCTCTAGAAGGATTGCTGGTAAGAGACTTGTTACACCCTGTGCAAACTTGTAGGTGCGATCACCAATATTGAAAGTCTCATACTCAATACCAGGTACGTTACCATACTTCCTCTCATCCATTACATACGATGAATAGCATAGGTTGTGGGCCATCATGATACTCGGATACAAGGCTTCAAAATCAAGAGCGGTAATTGGAGTATAGTAGGCACCCTTTTGCGCGTCTAGGACTGTAGCACCCTCGTAGGGTTCTTCAGGAAGGGCACCATACCGAATAGTCGGAACCATGAAGCCAAGTTCCCTCGCCTTCTTGGTCAGTTGGGAAAAGACCTTAATTTGCTGCCCACGCTCCACCAGGAATGGAACCGGTACCCAAGTTGCCTTAGCCATCTCAACCAGGTTCAGTAGAATACAGAGCTTTTTCATGAGTCGGTGTGGGAGTAGGGTATCCTTAATACAATACTCGGCAACTTCCTTCAACTTTACAGGATCTCCCTCCTTGTATCGGGCAAACATCTCCTTGGGGGCCATGTCAATCTTTTGATCTCCAAGGTAGAGCTTGGATACGCTATCCAGTTTGTAACTATCCAGTTTGTAACCCTTCTTAACCTCATGGAACAAATCAAAAATAAACCGACCACTCATAGGAAGAAGCTTCAAAAGGTTATCACCCAGCGCGCTTGACGAAAGCTTCTTAATCACTAGTTCAGAGTCGGTGTCCTTGAGCTTTCCCAAGTTATAGAAGTCATAGTGACACCTATTGATTTGAGCACGCTTGTAAATGTACTCCATATCAAACCCGAAGATGTTCCAACCGGTGATGATATCTACATCTTTTTTGTGAAGATACTTCTGGAACGCCTCTAACATCTCCCTCTCAGTTGCATAACTACGGATGTCACAACCCTCTAGATTAGGGTCGGTCTGTTTGTAACACAGGCATGTCTTATCATAGGGTTCGTCAGAGCCAAACTTACATAGAGAAATTGCAATTTGAAAGCATGCATCACCGGGAATATTTGCATCAGGGAACTTACCAGTAGAGCTGTTACATTCAATATCTACAGATGCCACAACAAATGGTGCGATGTCATCCCTAGCAACCGGTTTAAGTGTAGTCCAGTCATTACAGAAAAGATCAATATCTACACGAGCAAGGTGAGAACGAATACATTTATCGCCAGTATCCAACCATCCAGTGGATTGAATTCCAGTGCGATGCATCAAGCGAAGAACAGGATCCAGGTTGGCCTCATAGACTTTAACATTCCTCACACCGAAAATTTCAAAAAGTTCAGGTGTTCTATCTAGGGGTCTTCTCAGGAATGAATCTACAAGTCTTCGGGCCTGAAGATTTTTACAGTTAATTTTCATAAATGTAAACTCTTCGTTGTTTTGAAACCCCCAAACATCTTTAGATTTCGTAATAGAGTAGGCAATTAGTGAATCTCTACACCCGTCGTTAAGAATATCGTAAATTCTTTGAACCCTTTGAGTATTAATGTTCCCCGGGAGTTTAATAAAAAAATACGGTGTAAAAGATGTTGTTAGACATACAGACTTACCATCCTCAGCCTTACCAAAGATACTGATCAAGTGTTCCTCCTCCGTATCTCTCGCCTCCCAGGTGAGTGCTTGGAACAATACCATTTTGTAGTTAACGAATGAAAATTTTAATATACTTTATTAGTAAAAATGTCTGCCGCTTTGATTGATCTTGTATCTAAAGGAGCTCAGGATGTGTACATCACTGGTGACCCTCAAGTTAGTTTCTTCCGTCAGAACTATAAGCGCTATACCAACTTTTCTATGAAGCCAGAGCGAATGGATTACATTGGTACATTCGCTGCAAACAATGAGGTTTCTATCCCTATCCGTTCCAAGGGTGATCTCCTCAGTTACATCTGGATTGAAGATACCCTCATTTCCAATGTTGCCACTAACACAGATGGCCTCTTTTCTGCGGGTGCTTCCAACCCAACCACCTTCGAGTTGTGGATTGGTGGACAAAAGGTGTCTGAGCTTGACTCACTTTTCATCCAGGGTGTTTACAATCCCCTCTTACGGGACAACTCCGCGAAGGCTTCTTGTACTGTGACTACCAATGTTGCAAAGCAAAACCATGGACAGAATCACTTCATGATTCCTTTCTTTTTCGGTGAGGACTGGACAAAAGCCCTACCAATCGTTGCGTTGCAATATCATGAAGTGGAGATCAGGATCAAGTGCCGAGATGGATACACCCCTCAAGGTACACCCAAGGTCTATGGTAACTACATTTACTTAGACACAGATGAGCGTACTTTCTTTACTGAGACCGAACATGAGATCCTCTTTACACAAACACAGTACCAACCAGCTACCAACACTGATACCGAGTTGGATCTTAGTTATTTCAACCACCCAGTGAAGTCTCTCCACTTGGTTTCTGGTGCTGCCGCTGGTCAGCAGTGGGCGGATGAATACACTTTCAGTACTTCGTCTCTGTACATTAACGGAACTCCTCTTTTTGAGAACACTTCTAACGTGTACCACCACAATGTTGTACCACAGATGCACTGTACCGATCTCCCAGACGATGTTTTGGACGATCTCCCAACTTACTCGTGGCCTTTCTGCCTCACTATGAGCAAGTCTCAGCCAACTGGTACCCTAAACTTCT